AGCACTGGGGAAAGTAACTTGGACAAGGACATTGAGTCCTTATGGCATGAGTGGACAAAGGCGAAAAACTGTGATGTAACAGGGCAGCAGTCTTTGAACCAACTGCTAAGAATGGCAATTACCCGGAAGAAGGTAGACGGAGGAATCCTATTCATCAAGTGCCACACAGACGATGGAGTTATTCCATTCCAACTACAGGCCATCGAGGTAGATGAGCTTGATTCTACCGTGATGAGTCCAAGGAAGAAGGAAAACAGAGTTATAGGCGGTATTGAATACAATCAATATGGCAAGCCTGTAGGGTACTACATAAGAAAATACGCTATTCAAGGTTATAACGTCCTGGATGCCCAGTATTACGAGGCAAAGGATGTTATTTTCATGTGTTCAAAAACAAGGCCTTCCCAAGCAAGAGAAGTGTCTGACATGGCGCAAACGCTTACCAGAATAAGAGATATAAACGAATTTTTGAACACTATCGCCATCAAGGAACGAGTCCTTGCTTGTCTTTCCGTATTTATTACGCAGGACACTCCGCAGACAGGAATCGGAGGACGAAGTAACAAGGAATTTGACGGGCAAAAGTACAACTACCAAGGAAAGACCTTAACGCCCGGAATGATTCAATACCTAAACAGCGGAGACAAGGTATCCACAGTACAGCCGACAGGACAGGCGGTAGATGCTACAGCCTTTGTTAAACAGCAAATGCGAATGGTTGGTAGCGGACAAGGCGTGTCCTATGAAGTTGTGAGCCGTGATATGAGCGAAAGCAACTATTCCTCCGCAAGGCAAGGAATCATTGAGGACGAACTGACTTATCAAGAGGACATTGAAATAGTGGAGTCCTTCCTTGATGAAGTTTACGAATGTTTTATTGCATCTGCTTACCTTTCCGGGAAGCTAAACATAGAACGCTTTGGAACGAATCCGGACGACTACCTTAAGCATAAGTGGATTAAAGCTCCTAAGCGGTGGATAGACCCGGCAAAGGAAGCAAATGCAAACAAGACAGCCCTACTTACCGGAGAAAAGACATTCGTAGACCTAGCTTCGGAACATGGTAAGGATTGGCGAAGTCAAATTGATGAAATGGCAGAGGTGCAAGAGTACGCCAAAAGCAAAGGCGTGATATTGGGAGGGGGTGAAAAAAGTAATGGCAAAGCCGAAGGAATCGGAGAAACTGCAAAGGTCGGTGAACCTAGCAATCCAGGTAACGGAGGAAAACAGTAAGCAAGTCGAGCTGTCCTTCTCTTCCGAAGAGCCGTATAGGAGATTCTTTGGGGATGAGATTTTGGACCATTCAGAAGGATGTGTTGACCTATCAAGACTGAATGACATTGGAGTAGTCCTGTTCAACCACGACAGAGACAAGGTTATCGGCAAGGTTATTAATGCAAGAGTTGAGGAAGGTCGAGGGAAAGCCACTATCGAATTTGACGATGATGATTTCTCTGCAAACATTAAAAAGAAGGTCGATAGCGGAACGCTTAAAGCCGTTTCCGTTGGATACCTTGTGAAAGAGTGGGAAGAAGTCAAGAAAGGAAAGACTTCCGCAGATGGAAGATTCAAAGGGGAATGCGTAGTCGCAAAGAAATGGCTTCCCTATGAGATTTCCATAGTGTCTGTCCCGGCAGATTCTACCGTAGGGGTAGGGCGCACAATGGAAGAGGAAGAAGCGCAAGAACAAGCGCAAGAAACAAAGGCAAATCTGCTTGGAATTTATGAGAAGCAGTTAGCTATAAACCAAAAACTTTATGGAGGAAAGTGATGAAGAAATTCAAAGACATTTTGAAGAGACAGCAAGAGATTTTATCTTTTGCAAAGGCGCAGGGAAGAGACTTGACCGCAGAAGAGTCTGCAGAGTTTGATAAGTTGGAGAAAGACTTGGAGAGCCTTGCAGCAGAAGAGGAAGAGGATGAAACAGCAAAGAGAGCTTTGGCTGACGAGAGAAAGCGTGTAAACGAGATTCTCGACTTATGCAAGGGGCTTGATGTTGATTCCGCTAAGTTCATTAAGGAGAATACTTCCGTTGATGAGGTTAAGTCCTTAGTGATTGAGGACTTAAAGAAGAAGAGTTCTCCTGTGTCCACAAGACAGACCATCAATGCAAGTGTAGTTGAGGACGAGGAAGATAGATTCAGAGCTATGGCTGTGGATGGAATCCTTATGCGTGGTGGCGTACAGTTAGACAATGCGAAGGACGGAGCAGAGAAGTTTGCGCACTCTTCCTTAAGAACTATTGCGGAGGAGTGCTTATCCCGGACAGGAGACAGCTCTTATCAGTCTGTACGCTTTATGAGTTCCGATGAATTGTATACCGAGCTTGGCAGACAGTTTTTCAATCCTACAGCAGCATTCCCGGCAATCCTTGATTCTGTGGCTAGAAAGGCAGTAGTAGAAACCTATAATAAAGTTCCTACTACCTTTGAAGAGTGGGTAACTATCGGCTCTAAGTCTGATTTCAAGGAGGACACAGACCATGAGTATGTAATCAATACCATGGGAGACTTTGAGGAAGTTCCGGAGTCCGGAGAACTTAAGCATGACTCTATTCAGGCAGAGCGTCTTCCCTCAAGAAAGCTTAAGACCTTCGGTAAGCAGTTCACCATGAGCAGACAGGCCTTTATCAATGATGACATTGGAATCATTACAAGGATGCCTGCTCTTTACGCTGCAAAGGCAAAGAAAACCTTGGATAAGATGGTTTATGTCGTTGCATTCAATAACGGAAAGATTTTCGATGGAAATAATCTTTTCGATGATGCAAAGCACGCTAACCATATTACTACCGGAACAGCTCCAACAAGAGAATCTTTGCAAAAGATGATTACAAAGCTTTCTCTGCAGAAGGACCAGTTCGGCGAGGCAATCTATGCTACACCGGAGT